CATTTTTTATTCCTAGATTCTTATGAGGGCACAACTTCCCAATCAGGCGTTTGCGAATCGGATACCCCAGACCATCCCGGTGTTTGTGCGTCATCTACAGCAGCCCACCCCGGTGTCTGTGAATCCGGCACCTCCGACCATCCCGGTGTTTGTGCGTCATCTATCGCTCCCCAATCTGGTGTCTGAGAATCATCTATGATGCTCCATACATTGACTCCAGTTATTCCCGTTGTTCCCACCACACCCGTTACTTCGATATTCTGACTAACGCTCGTCGTAACGCTTCCTACCGCACCCGTTCCCGCTACTCCGGTGACGGTTACACTTCCATCTCCTGCTACCGTTACCGAACCTACACCACCTGTCGCCGCGATCCCGGTTGGGGTAACATTTGCATCAGCCGTTACCGATACCGAACCAACTGCGGCTGTTCCGGCCAATCCTGTTACCGAAACACTTCCATCACCTGTTACCGTTACGGAGCCAACTGCACCCGTTCCGGCTATTCCCGTCGCCGTAACATTTGCAGTACCCGTTACAGTGACGCTTCCTACCGATGCTGTTCCCGCTAGACCAGTGACGGAAACATTTGCATCTGCGGCTACCGTGACCGATCCTACTGCCCCGGTACCAGCAACCCCTGTTACGGTAACATTGGCATCGGCTGTTACTGAAACACTTCCAACGCTACCCGTTCCAGCTACACCCGTTACTTCAACGGGTACTGGCTCACCCCAAGTACCGGAACCCCAAGTAGATCGGCCCCAGCCTGTTATATTTGCCATGCTACGCTATGCGGATAATCGCGTTACTCGCATCTGCCGCAGGAAAAGCAATCGTGAACGTACCAGCGGTCGCAGTCTTGTCTGCACCGAAATCCAGAACAATGACTGCCGGATCACCTGATGTAGTCTCGTTATATATCAAGGCACCTCTGGCCGTAAATGTTGCTGTAGTCCATGTTTCATCAACGAAATCGGTGAAACCAGTAGTTCCACTGCTAGAAGGGTCTACCCGCGTTAACGATTCTCCTTCAGCAGTATAGTTCGTGCCACTAATCTCATTAGTAGCAGAATACGCTGTAGTAGATGCGCTCATGGTTGCACTGCTTGTATAAAGCGCAATCTTAAAATCGTTGCCGCCGGAAAAAAGGAAATTGTGCTTCGCTTCCAGCAATTCCTTCTTAAAAGACGTACACATCGCCTGTGTAATAGCCATTACAACTTCTCCACTGAATTAGCTAAATCATTGTGACCTGCTGAACGTAGCAGGGTGATTACCTTGGAGCGATCTTCTTTGATCGCTTCTTTGATATAATAGTTGAAGACATGGCGAATACGATCCTTGAACGCCTTCGCTTGGTCTACGATCAAGGGATGTGCGTCTTCACCTATAGAAATAACCTGCTCCGTAGCGCGGTTGGCCCAATGCTCCGGGCCAAGGGTCGAGTTGCTCGTCGTGATGACGCTGACATCACCTACTTCCCCACTTATCATTGAGCAGTCGTCATTTGCGGTGATATCCTTATAGTACCATCCCTGTATTCATCGCCAGTCATCCGTCCTTCAGCTTCTAGTTTCAATAACATCAACGCTTCTTGATACCTCTGTTGATATAGCTGCATCATATCCGCATCGCCTTTCATGTAGGTGTATGCTTCCACTAAGCAACCATAAAGCAAAACTGTATCAGCATTAGTGCCCAGCCACGATGTACTACTCGTTACGATTGAGGCTGGCTGATAGTAATAATGAAGCTCCGTAACGAAATCGGCGTTAGGCGTAGGACCGACGATAAATGTGTCACTGTCAAAAATACCGTAATACTTGGGGACACCTTCCGTAGATACGTTGGGATACGTTGATCTAATAAAGTTCGCATCTTTGTTCAATAAAAATATTTGGTTACTGGAGCTTGTAATCGCTAGTGATAGTGGAAACAAGAAGTCAGTAGGCATTCCCAGGTACTGATTGCCATCGGTGATCGTGCCAGCAACATTTTTGCGGCTTACGGGCAGGTTGACTGAACGATAGATACGCTGTTCAGCCTGCTTGACGAACGTGGGGATTGCCGCAACAAAAGCTGATTCAGTGTTCTCGCAATAATCCTTGATAGCCGCAGTCAATTCGGCGTAATTCATGTGGTCACCGTCACGATGCCGACCCTACCATGGGCTACGAGATTGCCCGAAGCGCCCGCATTACCATTTCCTACAGGATCAAATGCCGAAAGCCTTCGGCTATCATCCTGGGATAAGTCAGGGCGTGGATCCCTAATAGCCTGTGGATCAGCATAATCGCCAAGCCTGCCAAGAAAGTTCTGGGGCTGGTCCTTGTCTAGCATATCTTTGCCAACCATCAGACCTGTCATACGGCCAGCCTTAACCTGCGGAACCAGATCCTTGAGCTTATAACGAAATCCGGTACGGTCGCAGAACCCGAACGCATATTTACCTCTGGCGAACCTAGCCATCAGCTATAGCCCCCCGGCACAAAGTGAACAGACGCTCTGTCACGATCTTCCTGTTCTGCTAATTGCCATTGAAATTCATACTCAGCTTTAAGTTCAGCAGATCGAACGAACGCTTCGGGGTACTTCTGTGATATAAGGTACGCCAAGCCGGATACAAGCGCCGGAAGGAAGCGAGCAGGGATGTCAGGATTATTTGATCCTACAACACCTGTATCTTCAATACGCCGAATACGCTGATAAACGAATGTGTAATCTTTATTAGGGGTGGGCCACAGGTATACAACCGGAGCAGCACGCTGCTTGTCGATATATAGGTTTACGGGACGCCCCTCGGTAAGCTTGTTTGGGATCGTGGAATACTGCGACACGCTGAATCGTGATAGGGGTAAGTCACTTTGCGTGGTACCAGATCCATCACGAATCCAATGCTGAATCAAATCTATGGTATCTGCTGGTAGCGTGATCGTGGAAGTGCCGTCTGATGCGGTGGCAGTTCCTTGCTCTACGGTCCAGAAATTCAGACCACGATTCGTCCATTCAAGGGATAGCAGATTCAGCGACCGACGAGCCGTATCCATATCATAGCCCGTCTTCGACTGAAGGCCACATCGCTCAAACGCTTCCTCTACAACCTCTGAGATATCAAGGTTGAACGTAGCGGTTCCAGATGTAGCCATCAGCCCGAGTCCACATCAGAACATCCAAACTTCTTGCGTACAGATTCCTTGTAAGAAACGACACCACCTTTGGCCAGCTTGGGCATTCTAGATCCGTTGCCAATCATCCCCTTAGATCTCATATGAGATAGATCAGCAAGATTCATATTCTTGGCCACTATCTTTTTGAGCATACCACCACTAATTAGTCCGCCTGCAGCATAACTCGCAGCAATAGCCTTGGCCTGCTCCCTGTCCGTGACCTCATGGCCAGAACCCGACCTAAGGGTACCTGACTTGAATTTGGACATAATTTCATCTGCTGGCATGATTAAAATGCCCTCCAATTAGGATACTCCTTGGCGATATGGCTTGTATGACCGACTTCTCCTTCATGGTCGGGATAATTTTCAACAAGTCTACTGTAATATCCCCAATTATGATCTGCCTCCGCCTTCTGACGAGCGACCTTGTTGTACGTCGGAACCTTTGCAGTCGAGTTTTTCGGATCTTTAGCCATTAGTAGCTCTTCCTTACGGCCAGCATCACGGTATAACGGTCCCCGTTGGTGGCTCCCGTAGTAGTGAAATCGACATCTCCGTCTGGACTAGTCGCATTATTGGTAAGAGGTCCAGCTTGTCGGAAATCATAGAAACCGTATCCGCTAAGAGTCCAGCAGATCTTGTGGGTACTCGCAGACCACATAATGTCTACGGTCATACCGGAGAGATCATACCATATCTGCTGGATTGTTACACCATCGCAGGCTTTTCCGGTGCCGGATTCGGCTTGGAGGGCGGAAACATCGACCTTTATCTCGTTAGCTTCATCTGTGCCATCGGAGATATTGGTGAATTTCATAACGGCGATGCGGTCGCCGTCTTGGATCGTTTGGGACGTTGTTGCGTTAGCCATCTTGTTCTCCCCGCAAGGACAGGACTCCTGCCCCGCTTGCAATAGGAGATAAAAACCGCCCACCCATTTAGATGGGCGGTCTATCTCATTCTAATATACTACTTGAATCACTATGCAACAGTCGAAATGGGTGTTCCAACAGAAGTAGCCATCCAAACCTGACCAGTACCATTGTCAGATACACAGGTGATACGACAACGAGCGCCGATTGCCGTGGCTGCAACAAAGGTAAAGGTGTCGCCTGAATTGGTGATTACCGGGTTGGCTGCTGATCCTGCCGCAAGCTGTGCTTGCAGGTAGAACGTGCTTCCCGTAGCTGCTGGGATAGCAATCGTTGTCGTCTTGCCAGATCCTACAGCAGTAGTGACTAGGAAGTCAAAATATGCACCCGTATTCGCACTTGAAGATGCTGGAATATTGATCACGTTATCCAGCGTTCCATGAATCAGAACGATGGAACCTGACTGTGCGATGGTCAAAGCAGAGGTAATCGCTCCAGAAGCTTCCCAAGTCGTAATGATGGGCTGCCGCGCAGCTAATGTGCTGCTAGTGGAAATAGCACCGTCCGAGTCAACATCGAAATTTGTAGTGAACGCACCAGTCGTTGCATTCTTGGTGACTTGTTCAAATCCGCCCTCTGAGCGAACTGGTCCTGAAAAAGTTGTGTTAGCCATGAGTTTCTCCTGTCTTGGCTAGTGTCCACCGATCTATCGGCAGTCAGGAAAAAAAAATCAAACCCCATAGGGGGCAGGGGCCGAAGCCCCCACCCCACTAAGGTTGTACAATACTACGCTCCGGGCGAACCCCAGATCCCAAGGGGATCGGAGACACCAAAGCTGTACCGCTCGCGAGCCTTGTAGCGAACATTTCCGGTATCGAAATCACCGTCCATGCTCGTTTCCAATGCCACACGCTTGAAGTGCTTCATCCCGTCTGGGATATCCGTCAGAAGGAACCACGCATCCGTGTCCGTTAGATAGTGGTTCACAACCGTACCTCCCGAAATAATATTCATCGAACGCACAGCGTTGATGTCATTATCGGCAGTCCCAGGACGAAGTTCAGACTTCATCACCCGTGTTGCCACGAACTGCAAATCGGGCGGGATGACGAGAGTCTTCGGACGAGCAGCGATCAACAGGCCACGCTCATCCGTCCATTTACCAATCTGAATCACGGCAGCCTCAAGAGAAGTCTCATTGAGATCAGCAGCGGTAGCCGGACGATTGGAGTTCTTGCCACCCGAAACAAGCGGATGACCGTCACCACCAGTTATGCCGTCACCAGATGCCGTGAATAGATTTACACCATCGCCGCCCTGATAGGCAGCGGTGAACCCGTTGTTAAGCGGGAACACAGCTTTAACCTGCTTGGTGTGAGCCATGGCGCGAGCCAAGGACTTGGTGTAGCGAGCCGACAGTGAGTCATAAAGATTATCTTCCATGGCCTCTTCCGTAATGGCAAAACCCATGGCGATAGTTTCGTGGTTGTACCGCGCCACGAACGACTCTTGTGCGGCGTCATACGAGATCGCATCACCCTCATCCTTCACGGGTGCCGCGTCGAAGCCCGAAAGCTTCACTTCTTCCTCAAAAGAACGATCCGAACCTTCCGTCTCATAGATTTCGGTATGCTCGTCATCATAACGTGCATACTCCATTCCGAAGAGCGCGTTCAAACCTGGAAGTAGTTCCTTGAGGAGTTGTGCGCGTGAAATAGCCATTTGTCAGTCTCCTTACACGCCTAAGCAGTTTAGGTAGGAATGGGGGGAAACTGTGAAGCTAGACGCAGCATTGAACTTCACAATAACATCTGGAAATGCATCACTCGCCGTTGTCCCCTTCGGGGGCAGGCTGCTAGGCCCGTCAACGAAATCAATGATACGAAGGGGCAGCGTGGCCGTTACTGCTGGAGTGGTGCTATCAAGTGCGTTCTTGGACTTGCCAAACGTCGCACTTCCCGCCGTAACGACCACACCCACGTTCAGTCCGCGATCCGTAGTCTCCATAGACGCGCTGCCCTGCATCTGAATAAGGACATTAGGGTCGTCTAGCACATACGCCATCGCATCAGTGGCCGCATTCGACGCGGGCCAATAATTTGAAAACGTCTTCTGGCTGGTCGTGGGGTCCGTGTAGGAGCAACCCAAGAAAATCCCAACGCAACCAAGCGAAGCTGTACCCGCATTCTTCGTAATCGTACCGTTTGCCGCGAGCGTAACAAAGTCGCCGTTGGAAATCAGAGTGTTATATGTCGTAATAATCGGCAGATTTCTCGTCTTGCTGGTAAATGACCCGGAGGCACTAAGAGTGCCGATGGGCCTGGCCCCGTATGGGGCCGCCGTAGTAGCCATAATATTTTTCCTATCGAACATTGCTAGTTAGATAACCTCAGCGTTTACCACCGCCGAAGGTCACACGAGTTTGACGATCAGGCGGGAGAACGGGCATTCGAGGATCGCTTTCCCGCATATAACTGTTATCGACGGCCTGCATCTGTGAGGCAGCGTGTCTTTCGTAATACTCACGCCTCTTGCCCACGCTTTCCTCAGATTGCTTACAGAGCAATAGCCCGCCGAGTTCGATTCCTCCCTTTTCTTTCCACTCCGATTTATGATCGCTCATAATTCGGAGTTCTGGATGATCTTCAGCTTTAACAGGTTCCCATCCTTCACGAAATTTCTTGGAAACATTCGTGTTGTCTGGGCTGCCTACCATAGATGTTCGTATCCATCTGAACACCCAACCATCCTGGGGATCGGGATCCGGAAGAACCGATGCAGGTTCCCACGAAACATCACGAGCCTCGCTCTCACGAGTCTCTGTATTTCTGGGTTTCCTGGGGGCGCGTTCGTTAGCCATTAAGACATCTCCTTGATTAGCTGTGCCGCATATTGCTGTGGCGTTATACCTAGGCGTTCCGCGAGTTTGACCTGGGTCTGTGTCAGCGTAACCCTTTGCGATGGTGCGCCATTACCTCTAGATGCTGGCGCAACCACGGGATTCGCCTTGCGGCGAGATGCGGCATCAACTGAATACGTCGAATTGCTACCGAAGTGCGTAGGAAAGACTTCTTTCATACGATTATCTATCAACTTATAGTACTCATCAGAATCTGGGTCAATACCCTCTTCTCCTACCAGTCTTTCATGTACGCCATATGCAAAGCTTGTCATCTCCCTGTCCTGACCAAACCAATCGTTCGATTCCTGCCAAGATACGGCCCTAGCATCAGGTGCCGGGAGTTCCTCGGGTACATACTGCTGAGAAGCCTGACTTGCTAACGCCTGATCCTGGGCAAGTACATTACGTTTCCAGTTATCAATGATTTTCTGCGAAACGGACGGTGCATAGGCTTGAGCAAGCTGCGCGTTGGTCAAATCCTTTTGCGTTTTCGCAATTTGCTCCGCATCACCGGACTCATGCGCCTGTTTGAAGGCTTCTTCGGCAACAACGAGCGTAGCACTAGCACGATGTTTCGCCTGATCCGTTAATGCCGTCTGAGAATCCTGAACAAGCTGCACAAGGCGCTGATTTTCGGTTTGTAACCCCTGTGTGTAATTAATAGCCTCATTTGCAAGCTTGTCGGAGGCCTCTTTGGCCCTACGCTCCTCGTGATACTCCCATTTTAGCTTTTTAATCCGTTTTTGGGCACGATTTCCCAATTGCGAAAGCTCTTCGTCGGTCGCGGTGCCCCCATCTTCCGGTGTTTCGGCTACGGAAGCCTCTTGGCCCCCTTCCGGATGGTCATCTGCGACATCAACCCCTACTTCTTCCGGTTTGGTGGTATCAACGGTCGTTCTGACGCCCAAAAACTTGTCTTCTTCGCTCATCCTACTGATTTCATCAGCCATTATGCTCTTTCCACTCCTCTGGGATCTTCTACAACCGCTTCTACGGTATCATCGTTGATTAAACGAAATTCTTTACCATGAATTTTTATTCTAGTACCGCTAAACGCTCGAAAAATAACCCAATCCCCCACCTGGCAGTACGGCCCACCGGGAAATCGGGCATAATTTGCGTAAGAATCCGGCCCCATGCTCATTACCCAGCCCACAACGGTCGCAATGGACTCTTCATGTCGAGAATCTTCTGATCTTATGATGCCCCCATCGGTTATTTCATCAATTTCGGGGAGTGCAATTAGCAATTTGTAGCCCTTGGGCTCCGGCAACTGCGATGCATATCTATCTTTGTCCTTCTCGGGAGATGCCAACTCATTCCCCTCCTCGTCCTTCGTCCATTTACCAGGCTGATCACCATCTTCCTTCGTAACTTCTTTTGCGAGCGTAGTCATTAAGACCTCTCGTTAAATTATTGCGCCATAATGGCGAGTTGCAAGTTACAAATCCCTTATTTTTTCATCTAAATCTATAATTTCACGCTCCGTCCACGCTAGTCCCTCAATAATACCGCATATTTTGCGATACTCTTCCATATCTTTAGCTGCACCTCTCGCTAAATGATCGGTAAGCTCGTTCGTCTGAATTCTAATTTTCTTTTTAAGTAAAGATAGAACATTCTCATCCATCTTTCTTGTCCTCATCCCTCCTTGAGCCCTCATCTGCATCCTTACCTAGCTCGCGACCAAGCTTGAATCCTTCTAATTGCGTTTCTATATCTATCTTCTGCTGACTAGATTTAGTCTTAGCGATCAACGCCTGCTCTTCTAGCGTCAATCCCGCAGCTTCTATACGCTCCTTGCTTGCCAGCTTCTCGCGTTCCAACTCAAGTTCTGCTGCATCTTGCTGCTGGCTGGCTGCTAATTTTTGTCCCGCCAACGCAAGTTCTGCTGCATCTTGCTGCTGGCTGGCTGCGAGCTTCTCCCCTTCAAGCTGCTGCTTGGCGGCGTCGGCCTGTTGCTTTCTCTGGGCTTCCTGTTCCTGGATGGCGAGTTCGCGTTCGCGCTGTTGGATAATTGGATCCTGCTGCTGTTTCGCCTGTTCCTCCGCCTGGGCCTTCTGCTTTTTCTTGCCCAACATCTGATCGGCAGCATCGGCAACCAAAACACTCAATCTTTTCTCCATATTTTCCGGCAACTTCTCATTAGTCGGCGGCAACGGAACACCAAGTTCCTCTTCAATCTGTCTACGGAAGATAAATGCCAGGTGTTCACGGATATGGGCATCCATGGCACCACCAATTGCTTGGCCATTCGGACTATTCTGTATCTGCTGTGCAACATCTGGATCATTCTTAATTGCCATGTGAACGCGCATATGTGCATCGTGATCTTGATATTCAAATGCTTTGACGGGACTAAGGATGAGTATATCCTGATTTTCGCTAACGGGATCCCTCGGAAGAATGTCATCCTTCTCCGGAACGACCTTATCAGCGTTGGGGATGCCAATAAGCTCCATCATCTGCCTGTGAAGAAGTGGTAGGTCATACAGATCGGGAGACTGGGCAGCCAATTGCAGCGCAGCTTGATACTGCATGATTCGTTGTGCCATGCTAGATGCATTGGGATCCGATACGGGAACGACATCAATGCGATCATCGAAATCTTCCGCCTTGATATCTTCTCCCTCATCCGTCTCATATGGATATGCCGGATCCGTATAGTCGCGAACAATCGTGGCCAGGATTTTATATTCCTGTTTAAGGCTCGCATGGATACGCGCCTGGATCGCGGACTGCACCTTCATTGCCCGCTCCATGATCGCAAGAGTAGTTCCTACCGGAGCCTCTTGGTTCATGTCTGCTACCTTGAGGTCAGCCATCGACGCAAAGCGTCGGCCTTCCTCCACGATGTTACCCAACAACTGATAAAGGACTGAAGAAGGTTCCTTATAGGGAAGGAAGGTGATGTTGTCCCTAATAACGCCACCGGGGACATCAACGTCCCTGAATTCCCCCGGCATGATCGGCGTATCATCACCTTTGATCCTAAGCCCACGAGTCTTGAGCCCTCCGGGCAGATTGGACAAAGTTCCCGCATCAACAAGCTGACGCAGCAGGCTGGTCGCTGATTTTGCGAGTCCTCCGATCATATGGATCAATCCGAGATTATAAAATCCAATCCCAGGCACATATCCATAATGTACGAAGTGCTGCTTCTTGGTTCTGTGGGGATCGTCTTCGGACCAATTTCTGTAGATCGACAGAATCGTATCGTTGCCCTTGTCGATTGTAACTACATAAGGAAGCGCAATCCCATCGGGACTTTCAAATCCGGGTAAGTCCAGATCAACGTGCATCTCTAGAAGCTGATGTCGCTCGTCCTTATCCCACGACGGCCTCACGCCTCCAATTTCTATGTACTTATTCGTAATTGCATTGGTTTCGACATTGGAGGGCGTGAGTTCGACATCACGATAAAATTTGCTGACCTGAAGTTTTTTTATCTGATTCGTGCTGCGATTCATCACATGGGTATAACGCTCCGCCTGTGCTAGGTCCGCCTCATTGAAAGCAACTACAAAATCCTCAGCGGGCACAAACATGGAGGTCGGCCTGCCAAGCGACGGATCAAAGTAAATCTTGCGAAACGCTGAACCCGCGAGCGGAAGGTTGAACAGTAGCTTCTCGGTTTCGGAGCGATATTCCGTCATCACCTCCAAGAGCTGATAGTTGAGATACTGCTGGACCCTCTTCGCCTGCTTGTCTCTTTCAGGACTAAACTTGCCCCAGATCTGGGTTTTGACGGGACCCTGTGCGGGCATGATCTCCTGGATTGTCTGGCTCTGGAATCGAACTACCGCTTCCGATAGCATGGGATGAAAAACTCCACACGCTCCGGCCCACGGTGTTGTGCGATCTTCGATCTCCAGTCCCAAATAATCCAACCCCTCTTCATATGTTTGTTCCCAGTCGCTCCTACTGCTCTTGTCGGAATTGAATTTGGAAACGAGATCCAGCGCAATGGAATTCAACTCTCCATCTTCGATATGTTCTGCAAGATTCGATTCAAATGACGCATCATTCCCATTTGCGGAAAGATCTGCCGGATCGAAATCAACGAGCATACCCCCGTCTTCCGTCTCCGTAAGCGTGGGCTCATCCGAGGGCATATCCTCTTCGACTATCGTAAATCCTCCTGATCCTATCTCGAAATCATCTTGATTGAAAAGAGGATCCATTGGTTTATCTATTGGCATTTTCTAACTCCTGATTCGCAATCAAAGCAATTTTCCAAGATCATCTGCAACCTTATGTAAGGTAGCAACAGTATGCGTAATCACTGGTGGTGCCTTATCAGAAATGCCCAGCGTCAATCCCTGGGTCAAACCCTTGGCGAATGCTTTATCATCCGCCGTTGGCTTACCTAGATCCTCGACAGTCTTCGGGTTGATGACCAGATCGGTGCCAAACGCCACATGGGGGATGACACCACAGGTCGAAAACTTCACATGGATGTCGCCGTCCTTGTCATACCAGACGCCAGCGTCCAGGCTCATCCCCTCGCCGGGACCGCCTTCCGGCCCAGCCCAGACCGTCGCTTGATTGCCATCCGGGTTGACGTAATGCCATTTCATCACGTCCGACACGCTGACACCGATGTGGGCGCTGACCTTCACCTCGAAACCTCTGCCGTCATGTGAATTCACGGAAGCGGACACGCCCTGCTGTTCGTTCACGGTTTCCACATCACAGATATGGTCGAAGTTCCACTTATCGGTACGCGACCACTTATCTCCTATTTCCTTCTTGAAATAGAAATTACCACCCTTGTCCGCATAGAATACATCCGCATCAGAACTATTGCTGACATAATAACCAGGAGGAACTTGCTGTCCCGTCATTTAATAATAATCCGCTTTGCGTCCTGGGAAAAACTCTTCCATGGGCTCATCGCTCTTAATCGAAATAAAACCACCCTGCCGGAACCGCAACAGTGCTTGCGTGGAGGAATCTACTAGATCGTCGTAATCCCCATTGGGAAATGCAGCGAATTCTTCGATAACCGCCTCGGCCCATCTCTTCTTGGGTGCCCACACCAGCCCGGAAGAAAATATATCAGAAACTGCGTTTACTCTGGCAATTTTATCCTTACCACGGCTCGGGGTGTATTCCCCCACGGGAATCCCCATTCTCCTGAGTTCAAATATCAGCGGGCTACCCGCAGCTTTCGCTTCCACGATAAACGCATCCGGCTTGTATTCTTTCCAGACTTCGTAGGCGCGGGCCTTCAGATCGGGAAATTCCAGGCGTTCCTGTATCGCATCTAGCAGAATGATATTCGGCTCGTCCTTCTTATTCTTAAACACGCCCCAGGTCGTACACGCACTGTAATCAGCGGTTTCCTTCGCAAGAAACGCGGTATCCCATGATTGGATAACAAACTCGCACTTCGGTGGATCCTTCTCCGTCCACTCATTCCACCATTCACGCTTGATGATCGCGCCTTCTTCGGAGGTCGGATCCTGCTGATACTGGGCGCTCCACTTCGATACGGGCAATTCCGCTTTCAGCGATTCAAGCTGCTCAATAGGCCAGAACCCAGGCCAAAGCGATTTGCCACTAGGCAGAATTGCGGGGAATTCAATGACTTCCCACTCATCTGCACCACCCCGCTCTATAGATGCTTTAACAATACTGCCAGTTAAATCCTTTTTTGACCACCGGGTCATCACCAAACAGATCGCACCTCCAGGCTGGAGTCTCTGCCGGGGACCGGACGTATACCATTCATATGTGCGGTCGTATACGGAAGGATCGTTCAGCGCGGCTTCCTGCTCAGAATGCGGATCGTCCACGATAAGGATGTCGGCACCCTTACCTGTAACGGCACCGCCTACACCAATAGCGAAATATTCTCCACGTTTATTGGTATCCCAACGACCCGCAGCTTTCGAGTCCACACTTAAGGATACGTCTGGGAAGATTTTCTGATAACCATGGGATCCTACGAGGTTACGAACCTTACGCCCAAATCCAACTGCCAACTCTGCGGTGTGGGCCGTCTGGATAACTTTTCTATCGGGATATCTCCCAAGATACCAGGCGGGAAAGAAGTTGGACGCGAATTCCGATTTCGTATGACGGGGAGGCATATTCACGATCAGCCGCTTCAAACTGCCATCTGCGATACGATTGAAGGCGTCGGCCATGATTTTGTGGTGACTGCCCTCAATGAATGCGGGCCACATCTTCCTAACGAACGACAGAAACTCGTTCTGGGCGTCGATCCTGCCCCTGGCATCGGATAGTTCGTTTAGAAGAACTAGGATCTCTTTCTGCTTATGTGGTGAAAGAGAATCCAATTGCTGCGTGATGGTGGCTACATCTACGGCCATCTATGCTTTTTCGCTCTTGATTTTAAGATATTCAAGCGTTTCGACAAGCATCCTGCGCTGGTCATCAGATAATATAACGGCATCGTCTGATAATATGTTCTCAGCGTATACAGACCATCGCAATTTGGGGAGAGCGGAAGCTTGGTCGATGTTCGCTGCATCAAACCATCTAGTGCCAGATTTTGATCCCAGCCAACAGATCGCGTCAACATGATGGTTAATTCGCGTGAGATCCCTGTGGTGCAAATCTTTTATCGCTTGCCCGACCATGGCCACAGCTATTGACGTTTTTGGACGCACCTTAATGTTTTTTTTATTTATGTATACCATCTATCGGGATCGCCATCATATCTGTGTGTCAGCCAATGCGTATTGCCAGCTAACCATCCGTATTTAACGGCATAGCGTAAGGCTATTAGGATGGACGTTCCCAATAGCGACATCAGTGTACCCACCTCGGCTAAACTTTTTTTTCTCAGCACCATCGCTCCCTTGAGCATTTAGAGATTTTCTATCTGTATTACCTATATAGGTAATATAGACT